TAGGGAGGGGTATATGAACGATAGCGAGAAAACGGTAAAAAGCTTCATTAAGGTTTATGAAGATGGAACTCAAGAAATGTCCGAGAAATGAAGAAGTCAAAGTGACTCTTGATGTTAGCGGCTTCTCTATGACAGACTTTTTGCGCCTTATATATGGTGTTTTCGTTCAATTTGCTAAGCAGGGGGCATTTAATGAGCTTATTGGTAGTCAAGATGAGGAGGATTCAATATGGTAAACCAACCACTCACAATAACAGATCTAATCAACAAAGCGCACGCCAACGCAAAAGAACACGGCTGGCACGAACCACAGAGAAGCTTCGGCGAACTGATTGCCCTGTGTCACTCCGAATTGTCAGAGGCACTTGAGGAATACAGGAACGGCCGTGAGCCGACTGACTGCTATTACGTATGTAATAAATGCGAAAAGGGACCATGCGCTCTTAACAGCGAGCACGGTGCTGACGAATACGACTGCACTCCAACACCGTCAGAAAAACCTGAGGGCATTCCTGCTGAGCTGGCTGATGTCGTAATCAGAATCGCTGATATGTGCGGTCTGTACGGTATCGATCTGGAAGAAGCGATCCGGGAGAAGATGGAATACAACAAAAGCCGTCCGATGCGGCATGGAGGGAAAGTTTTATGAGTATGAAAATCCACAAGCTTGAAATTGAAAACGTTAAGCGCGTTAAGGCGGTCAAGATTGAGCCGACCGAAAACGGGCTGACAATAATCGGCGGGAACAACCGCCAGGGTAAAACTTCGGTACTTGATGCAATAGCGTGGGCACTTGGTGGCGATCGCTATAGACCATCACAACCGCAGCGGGATGGCTCAACAATCCCGCCACACCTTCACATCGTTATGAGCAACGGCCTTATCGTGGAGCGCAAAGGCAAGAACTCTGACCTTAAGGTTATTGATCCGGAAGGCGAGAAAGCCGGACAGCAGCTGCTTAATTCGTTCGTTGAACAGTTGGCGCTTGATCTACCGCGCTTCATGCAGTCGTCATCCAAGGAGAAGGCTCAGACACTGCTGCAGATCATCGGTGTTGGAGACAAGCTTTATGAACTCGAGCAGCAGGAAGCTGAGTTGTATAACAGGCGCCTTGCCATCGGCCAGATCGCTGATCAGAAAGAGAAGTTTGCAAAAGAGCAGCCGATTTACACCGACGCTCCAAAAGAGTTGATCTCTGCTTCGGATCTAATCAAGCAGCAGCAGGCGATCCTTGCTAAAAACGGCGAGAACCAGAAGATCCGCGAACAAAAAGAGCGTTATGAGCGCGAACTTGCTCAGGCTCAAATAGCTTTTGATGAAGCAAAGAGGCGTCTGGAAGTCGCTGAGCAAAATGCAGTTACAGCCAGAAAATCTGCGCTTGATCTGCAAGACGAATCGACCGCCGAACTGGAAGCCAGCATATCCAACATCGAGGAGATCAATCGCAAGGTCAGAGCTAACTTTGATAAAGACAAAGCCGAGGAAGACGCCAGAACCTACCGCGAACAGTATGAGGACCTCTCAAAGCAGATTGCTGATGTTCGCAAGTCAAAGATTGACCTTCTTCACGATGCACCACTGCCACTTCCTGGGCTGTCTGTTGCAGATGGCGAGCTTACTTATAACGGAGTCAAGTGGGACGGCATGTCCGGCGCTGATCAGCTGATCGTCTCAACAGCCATTGTAAGAAAGCTTAATCCGGAATGCGGGTTCGTGCTGCTCGATAAGCTTGAGCAGATGGACACAAATGAACTCAAGCGCTTCGGTGAATGGCTCGAGACTGAGAAGCTTCAAGCGATTGCAACAAGGGTCAGTACCGGCGGTGAATGCTCGATCATCATCGAAGACGGCTATGCGGTCAACACCATTCAGTATCAAGCTACTGAGGCTCAGCTTGCTGAATATGAAGAGATTAAAAAACAAGAACAAGTAAAGACAACTTGGAAAGCAGGTGAATTTTAATGCAGATCATCACAGGTAAAATCCAGAAAGCACAGAAGGTAGTTGTTTACGGCCCTGAGGGCGTAGGGAAAACGACTTTCGCAGCTAAGTTTCCGGAGGCGCTGTTTATTGATACAGAAGGCAGCACAGCCAATATCGATGTCAGACGATTTCCCAGACCATCATCCTGGACAATGCTGCTGGCTCAGATCGACCACGTTAAGGCAAATAAATCACTTTGCAAGACGCTAATCATCGACACAGCCGACTGGGCAGAACAGCTCTGTAGGGATCATATCTGCTCAAAAGCTGGTGTTGATGGCATCGAAGGCTTCGGCTACGGCAAAGGCTATGTGTACCTCGAGGAAGAGTTTGGGAAGCTCCTTAACAAGCTGCAGGATTTAGTAGACATTGGAATAAACATTGTCCTCACAGCTCACGCAGAAATTAAGAAGATCGAGCAGCCTGAAGAAATTGGCGGTTATGACCACTGGCAGATGAAGCTTGAGAAGAAAACAATGCCACTGGTCCGCGAATGGGCTGACCTGCTGCTGTTCGCAAACTTTAAGACCATCGTTGTGAACGTAGATAACCAGGGCGCTGTTAAAGGCAAAAACAAAGCTCAAGGCGGCCAGCGTGTAATGTTCACCACTCATACACCGTGGTGGGATGCAAAGAACAGACACGAGCTGCCGGACGAGATGCCGTTTAGTTTCGACAAAATTGCGCATATCTTTGGTCCGGTTCAAGTAGCTCCTGTAGCGGCGCCTCAGGTGGCACCTGCTGCCCCGGTAGAGCCCAAAGCACCTGAACCGACTACAACACTTGCAAAAGAGCCTGAACCTACTCCGGCCGTCACGACGCAACAGGTTGATTCAGATGAAGGCATCCCGAAAGCTTTGGCTGACCTTATGTTTCTCCACCAGGTCACTGCCGAAGAGATTCAGAAGATTGTCGCAAAAAAAGGCTACTATCCGGTAGATACCCCGATCAAGAACTATGACCCGAACTTTATTGCAGGAGTACTGGTGGCTGCTTGGCCACAGGTACAACAGGCGATTTTAGAAGACAGAGAATTCAAACTGCCATTTGATCTTTAAGGAGGATTTTTTAATATGAACGAATTTGATAACGTAATCAACAATCAGGTAGATCGTGAGCTGGACTGGAACGACACAATTGAGAAGGACGGTGGAGATTTTATTGTCCTGCCTAAAGGGGACTATCCTTTTGTTGTCAAAAGTTTTGAGCGTGCAAGATATGCCGGTGGCGAGAAGCTCCCGCCATGTAATAAGGCTGTTCTGTCTATTGAGATTCAATCGCCCGATGGTGCTGCTGTTACGCTGACACACAACCTCTACCTTCATACCAAAACGGAAGGTCTGATTTCTGCTTTTTTCTCAGCCATTGGCCAGAAGAAAAAGGGCGAGAAGCTTCAGATGAACTGGAACACTGTTGTAGGCTCAACCGGCAAGGCTAAGGTTGACATAAGAAACTGGACCGGCAAGGACGGCAAAGAGTATCAGTCAAACGAGATAAAGAGCTTCTACCCCAAGGAAGAGGCCGGATCAGGATTCACACCTGGGAGGTTTTAAGCCATGAAGCTCAGACCATACCAGGAAGAAGCTAAGCTGGCCGTCCAGCATGAGTGGGAGTCAGGTAAGAAGGTCGTGCTTCTGGTTCTGCCAACAGGAACAGGAAAAACAATCGTGTTCTCAAAAATAATAGAAGATGGTGTCAGGGACGGGGAGCGAATCCTCGTCCTGGCTCACCGATCAGAACTCCTGGACCAGGCAGCTGATAAGCTCGCACAATCTACAGGACTTTTAACCGCTACGGAAAAAGCCGAAGAAACCTCTATAGGAAGCTGGTTTCGAGTAGTCGTCGGATCCGTACAAACACTGATGCGAGAAAAGAGACTAAGCAAGTTCTCCCCGGACTATTTCGGCACTATTATTGTCGATGAAGCACATCACTGTATTTCTGACAGTTATCAAAAAGTTCTATCGTACTTCAAAGAAGCCAAGGTCCTTGGCGTAACAGCCACACCTGACCGCGGTGATATGAAGAATTTAGGTAGTTACTTCGAATCACTTGCCTACGAATACACACTCCCCAAAGCAATCAAGGAAGGATACCTGTCACCAATAAAGGCGCTGACAATTCCGCTGAAACTGGACTTGTCAGGTGTTGGCCAACAAGCAGGCGATTTTAAGGCCGCTGATCTCGGATCCGCTCTGGATCCATATTTGTACCAGATAGCTGAAGAAATGGCCGCACATTGCATGGATAGGAAAACCGTTGTGTTTCTGCCGCTTATTAAGACCAGTCAGAAGTTTTGTGAGATCCTGCGATCAAAAGGATTTGCCGCTGCAGAAGTTAACGGCGAGAGCCAGGACAGGGCTGAGATACTAAAAGACTTCGATGAAGGCAAATACAACGTTCTTTGCAACTCGATGCTCCTTACTGAGGGATGGGACTGCCCTTCCGTTGACTGCATAGTAGTGCTTCGGCCAACCAAGGTCAGAAGCTTGTACAGTCAGATGGTTGGGCGTGGCACCAGATTATTCCCTGGCAAAGACCACCTGCTCCTACTGGACTTCCTCTGGCACACAGAACGCCATGAGCTTTGTCACCCTGCACACCTTATTTGTGACAGCGATGAAGTAGCTCAGAAGATGACAGAAAACATCGAAGAGGCCGGTTGCCCTGTTGACATCTCAGAAGCTGAGGAACAGGCCGAGACTGATGTAGTAGCCGCCAGAGAAGAGGCACTGGCTAAGAAGCTGCAGGAAATGAAGCACAGGAAGCGTAAGCTTGTGGATCCGCTGCAGTTCGAAATGTCGATCCAGGCGGAAGATTTGTCGGGATACGTTCCGGCCTTCGGTTGGGAAATGTCTCCACCTTCTGATGCGCAAAAGAGATCTCTTGAGAAACTTGGAATATTGCCGGACGAAGTAGACAATGCCGGCAAAGCAGCGAAGATCCTCGATAGGCTCGACAAGCGCAGACAGGAAGGACTAACCACACCTAAGCAGATTAGATTCCTTGAATCGCGCGGATTTCAGCATGTAGGCACATGGCAGTTTGAAAAGGCTAAGCATCTTATCGATAGGATCGCCGCCAATGGCTGGCGAATACCTTCCGGCATAGAACCAAATACATATAAAGGAGCATAAGCAATATGGAAAAGCACGACCTCAGAGACTTGCTCCGGTTCATTCCGCCTTCTACTCTTGACTATCAAGACTGGTGTAATGTCGGCATGGCTTTAAAGCATGAAGGATATACAGCTGCCGACTGGGACAGTTGGTCACGGCAGGACCCTGACAGGTACCACGCCGGTGAATGCTTCAAAAAGTGGGATAGCTTTCAGGGTACCGGAACGCCGGTCACCGGTGGAACGATAGTCCAGCTTGCCAAAGAATGTGGATGGACTCCCGGACACTACGACGACTCAGAAACTGGCCACGAGCTGGACTGGGACGATGTGATCGGCGGCAGGAGCGAACTGGTAGTCGTTGATAAAAACTGGATCGAGGGCAAGGAAGTAACAGAACCGGCAGCAGACAGTTGGAACGGTGCCCTTGAACTTGCCAAGTACTTAAGCCTGCTCTTCGAATCAACGGAGAATGTCGGCTACGTGACAGAGTCTTGGGAGCAGGACGGCAAATTCATGCCGACCAAAGGTGTATGGGATCGTACAGCCGGCGAGCTGATTCAAAGGCTAAACCAGTGCGATGGTGACATCGGCGCGGTAATCGGTGACTACAAGCCAAACGTAGGAGCATGGATCCGGTTTAATCCGCTCGACGCTAAAGGATGTAAGAACGAGAACGTAACAGAATTTCGCTATGCCCTGGTCGAGTCTGACACGATGGCCATAGATCAACAAAACGCTATTATGCGTGAACTGGAGCTTCCTATTGTATGTCTTGTGCATTCCGGAGGCAAGAGCCTGCACGCAATCGTCCGCATCGACGCGGGGAACTATGAAGAATACAGAAAGCGTGTCGACTACCTTTATACCGTCTGTCAAAAGAACGGCCTTAGAATCGACAGTCAGAACAGAAACCCGTCCAGATTGTCAAGAATGCCTGGCGTTACCAGAAACGGCAAGAAGCAGTTCATTGTAGACACTAACATCGGCAAGGGATCCTGGGCTGAATGGCATGAATGGATCGAGACAATAAACGATGATCTGCCAGAGCCTGAAAGCCTTGCCGGTGTATGGGACAACCTGCCTGACCTCTCCCCGCCTCTAATCAATAACATTCTGCGACAAGGACACAAAATGCTGATTGCTGGACCGTCTAAGGCTGGTAAGTCTTTCGCGCTGATCGAGCTTTGTTGTGCGATTGCAGAAGGAAGAAACTGGCTAAACTTTGAGTGTGCTAAGGGCAAAATCATGTACGTCAATCTCGAGCTGGATCGGGCAAGCTGCCTGCACAGGTTCAAGGATGTATATCAAGCACTCGGATGGGATCCGGATAACCTGGACAACATCGACATCTGGAACCTTAGAGGTAAGTCGGTACCGATGGATAAGCTGGCGCCGAAGCTTATCAGGCGCGCCGCCAAGAAGAACTACATCGCAATAGTTATTGATCCTATATATAAGGTCATTACCGGCGATGAGAACAGCGCGGACCAGATGGCTCACTTCTGCAATCAGTTTGACCGTGTTTGTACGGATCTCGGAGCGGCAGTGATCTACTGCCATCATCACAGCAAAGGACATCAGGGTGCTAAGCGTTCCATGGACAGAGCTTCAGGCTCAGGAGTATTCGCCAGGGATCCCGACGTGCTGCTTGACCTCATTGAACTGGAGTTGACAGAAGAAATTTTCAAGCAACAGGAGAACGCTGCTATCGCTGCCGAATGCTCACGTACAATGGAACAGTTTGCACCGGATTATCTGGACGCTGATGTGTCTCAGGACGATGCCTGCAGCGCTTCACGCATGGAAGAACATTCTCAAAAGGCACTGACTACTCATCAGTTTAGAAAGCTTAAATCAAGGCTGTCAGAGGTCAAGGCTGACGTCAGAAGGCGGACAGCCTGGCGAATCGAAGGCACGCTGCGAGAGTTCCCGAAGTTTGATCCTATTAATCTATGGTTTGACTATCCGATACACAATGTTGACCGAGTGGGCGTACTTACAACTGTCGAAGCGGAAGGCGAAAAAGCTCCCTGGCAAAAAGCAAAGGATAAACGAAAGCCTAAAGAAGAAAAACTCAAGGAAAGACAAATAGCTCTTGAGAATGCATTTGAGGCATGTGCTTTTGGAGGAGAAGACGTTACAACCGATTCGATAGCTGAGTATTTAGGGATATCGGTTCGGTCAGTTTGGCGTCGGATAAATGAACATCCGGACTATGAGACCGAAAAAATGAGTGACGGAAAACCTTCAATAGTTCGCAGAAAGAAAAAATAGCACCCGCGACAAAAACGTAAAAAAAGTATTTTTCGCACCTTTTGTCACAGCATATCAATTACCCGCGACAAAAACATGTTTCATGTATTTGTCGTCTCGGGACAAGAACCCGTGACAAAAACATATATATATATATATTTTTTTGTCTGTCGCGGGTCCCCCGTCTCGGATGGGTACACCACAAGGTGGCTCATAAGCCGCCACCTTGCGGAGTGTCCCATCTCATCCAGAGACTTAGTTATTTTTTGGCAAGTTTTAAATATTACAGGATTGTTACAACAAAAATGGAGGACTATAAAAATGAACGCTGAAATTTCTATAGAACACGAAATGCTAAGGCCGATGAAGACTGCACTTAATAACGCGCTGGTCTCCGCCATGATGGCTGCCGGTGATGGAAATGTCTCAACAGTCACTTTGAAAATCGATATCGAAGAAATGGATAAAGACCAGGATGTAAAGACACTGATGCCGATCAGCTTCAACATCAAGGTTAGCACCAAGAGCGATATCGTCAACGAAAAGAGCAGCATCCCGTCCCTGAGAGTAGTCAAAGGAATATTCGGGAACTTGCTCGGCGAGTCGATAGATGGACAGATCAGCATCAATGATTTTATTGGCGATATCGAGATCAAGAAAAAGGAGCAGGAAGATGATTGAATTTTTCATGCCGATGGCTACAGTACCGACAACTACACACCAGATGAAGCAGGTCGCTGTCAGGAATGGCAAGCCGCACTTCTACGAGCCGGAGGATGTTGCTGCAGTCAGGTCAAAGCTCATGGCTCATCTATCCAGGCATAAGATTGAGCAACCGCTCACCGGTCCTGTGCAGGTCATTACAAAGTGGTGCTTCCCGATTACTGGCAAACACAAGAACGGACAGTGGAAGGCAACTAAGCCGGATTGTACTAACCTACAGAAGATGCTTGAAGATTGCATGACTGATTCCGGCTTTTGGAAGGATGATCAGCAGATCGCATCGACTGTAATACAAAAGTTCTGGTCAGAGGTTCCAGGGATCTATGTAAAAATCGAGCCTCTGTCAAATGATTAGCTTCCGGATCCGGTTCGCCTTGAGGTGTTCGGTGTGCGGTCAGGCAGACAAGTGGAACATCCCGGGTCTTGGGCAAAGCCATGCGGATTGGATA